TACCCAATGCAGGCGTCTCAAAGTAAGAATCTATGGCGTCCACAAAGTTAAGGTAAATCTGGTTGACGCCTGTCTCGTGTTGCCACAGGGTGTAGGTGCCTACGTTGTTCTCTTCGTTGCCAGCCCAGATGGGTTGGCGGAAGACTTCAGAGAAGGTGCCTGCCGAGCGGTACGCCCCGGGCGCCATGCCAGCGTCGTACCAAACCTTCTCACGCACGTTGTAGACGATTGCGTCATTGCACTCCGTCGCATCCCCACGTGGGTAGAACCACCATATCTCACCCCAGCGTGGCACTTTTGTACACCACACCTTTTGGCGCTGGTTGTAGTTCAAGTTGTCAAAGAACCAGTTCATGTTCTGCGTATTGGGCACTTCTTGAACAACACCGTTGTACATCAAGAAACGATCAGTTCCAGCCCAGTAGAAGATGCCGTCGTACTCAATGACGCACTGGCTAGACATGATCGAGCTTTGGCTGGTGATGAGGTCGTACTTCCAATAGAAGTTGATACCGTTCACCGTAGATGGTGCATAAGTGACCCGTACCACGGAATCTAATGTCCAGAACAGGCCAGCAGGCGACGTTGTACCGCCACGCAAGGGTAGCCCTTTGACTACCTTACCAGTCGATACAGATGTCTCGTTGGCATCCGCAGATACCCAGTCATTGAAGTTGCCTGCTGAGCTGTTCTTGATTAGTCCATAGTTGCCATAAACAAACAGGTATGGGTGAAGCATCACCACGCCACCAGACACTGACACGTTAGCGTCAAAGGTTAATGTGACTGTGCCTGATGCTGTTGCATTTGCGCTTAGAACTGCTGTCCATACACCAGCCACAGTAGATGCAGATACAACAGTTGTGTTAGCTGGGATACCCGTTCCAGTGACTGATAAGCCTGCGCCAATCGCTACGTTAGTGGTTGCAAAGGTGACGTTCTTTGAACCGCTAGTGGTTGTTCCAACGGCAGTAAACACGCCTACTGGCGCTAACGTGGTGTTAGGAAATTGGCCATACAAAGGGCGGCTATTGACGATAGAAGAGATGTCATACAGGTTTTGCCCTGCATGCGCGATCAGGTTATTTACACCACCACCTGTCGAGTCATAACCAATATCAAACTGCCATAAGTTGTTGTCGCTAGCCGTGAACCCAGTCATCGTAAAGTCGGTGGGGCCAGATCCAATACCATCATCGTTATCTGTTGACCATTGTTGAAGTTTGTCGTTTGTGCCAGAGATGACGTAGTTCAACCCATTGGTAGAACTCATCGTCATGCCACGCGAGATGCCAGACGCGTTCAAGAAGATGCCGCGGTAGCCACCTATCTTGCGGGGTAGGCCGTTTTGAAAGCGTACCCACTGCCCGTCCATGTAGGAGGGGGCATTGAATACGGTGCCATCGCGCTGGATGCCCGGCTTAATCTGGAGGGCAACAACTTTTGCGGTCACGTGAATGTTCCCCCAGCAATTCCAACAGGCACTGCCAATCCACTTGATGACAACGTCATCGCATTTGCACCAGACGCTGAAAATCCTAACTGTCCACTAGCCGCCAAGTACAAGCCAGTGGCCGCATCAGCAGTAAATGCTAATGATGGAGCGGCGGCAGACCCAGAACCTAATTTCAAAGCATTGATCGTGCTTGATGTAGATGTTTGAGCGTTATATACATTTGTTCCATCACAGATTGCAATGATGGTTTGATTTTGCGGTAAAACAACTGTTGTAGCCCCTACAGTCGTTGTTTTAAACGTCAGCGTGTATGCGCCAGTAGTCTTGTTTTGCAAAGAATACAGTTGAACTGTGGGGGGCAAAATTACCGTACAGTTTGACGTCAAAACACCTGTGTACTCTTGAATCAAACTAGATGCTTCAACCACGCTCAGGGTAACCGTACCGCCAGTAACTACCTTATTTAGCTGGGTAAATACAAACGTAGCTGATTGGCCATATCCGTAAGAGTTGTAGCCTGTAGATCCGTTAGAGACAAGTACAAACGATTCAGATAGCTGAAGCTGTGCTTGGGCATTACTGTCAATTGTGTCGCTACCCGCTGGGTAAACAGTCAAAATGCCTGTACCGTTGTTACGGATCATCACAAACCAGTTGTTTCCAACGCTTGCCGCAGAAGGCAATGTCATGCTACCTGCACCGCTTTGCCAGACAAGGAATGAAGCCCTGTCTGCATTTGTCATCATGTAGGTAGAGTAGATGCTTGTCAGTGGATACGCTTGGTTGAGCGTTGTGCTGATAGGCGTTAAACCATATCCAGCTAGAGTGGCGGCATTAGCGGCAGATGTTCCAGCGCCAAAGGTGACCGACGCCCAAGTTCCTGCAACAGTAGTGTTGTTAGTTACATAGACGTATTGAGCTACACCAGAGGCAACAGACACAATCGTCGCCAAAGTGGTATTTGTCACCACCGTAAAAGCATTAGCACCTACGTTTCTGATCAATGCACTTTGACCTTCTGACACTTGAGTTGCAGGCGGCATGATCAACTTTAAACCAGCAGTAGAGGCTGAAACCTCAATGATGTTTGCAACAACATCTGAAGTGTTGCCGTTGATTGGCCACTGTAATTCTGTGTCTGCGGTCAGAGCAATGTATTCATAACCCACTTGTGATGGGTTGATCGTCTGCCCTGTGTAGGGATTTAGGTATGTTGTCATGTTAAGAGTCCACGGCTATAGCTGAACGATCACCAACACGAGCGACGTCTTCCGTCTTCAGTGCGGTAATGGCTTCTGTATATTTTTGCTGAAATATCGCACGCGCATCGTTCTTTAAGAACGGCATCGCCTGCAATAGGGTTCCGTACAGCATCGCGTTCGGTGCGTACTGGGTAAGCCAGTTAGTCTGGTTTGTTGAACTAAGGGGCGCTATACGCTCGTAGTACAGCACCTCAAACTCATACGCCTGATCTGGCGTAGGGGCTAAATACCAATGCTCATAATCGGTGTCTGCGTAGTAAATAGGCACGTCAGTCTGATTGACGTCTGGCCAGTAGTTTTTGAGGTATTCAAACTTGCGCAACAAAACAGGTTGCATTTGAGTACCGTTGTTGATACTCATAGACACCGTTTTGCGCCAGCGTGCAGGCTTAGCCAAGGTAGGCTCATTAGGCGTAACTGTAGAGTTAGCAACTGTCAGTTGGCCTAACGTTTTGATTTCTTGCGCAATTTCAAATTCGCACAAAGTGATAAATGTGGGGATAGCGGCGACGACAGCAGGATCACTGCGCTCTAGGTACTGAAGCACCGTGCTCGTCAGTGAGTCGTATGTCATCACCCATGATGGTGTCGTTGCCATAGTTGCCCTTTATAGTTACCCTATTGTCCCACTACCTGTTGATGGCGGCAACCCTATGACAGGAAAAGCGCGCGTTCATCATTACGTCTGGTTACTAAGCCTTTTAAGACTTTGCCACCAGCTTTGTTGTACTTCAAGAATTCGTCTGCCGCGCCTTCCATATCCCCGCGAAGAACCTTTTGACGGAGGGTTGAGCGCTGTAATGTTCCCAGACCAACATTAAAAGCAAAAGAGACGAGGCCATCAAAGTTGCCTTGGGTAAGACTAACTGGGCATAGAGTTGATACACCCCGCTCAAAACGAACCAGATCTGCTCTAAGAATTGCATCAACTTCCTCCATCGGGTATACACGGTTATCTTCTGGGAGCAGTTGAACTGCCGCCCTTTGGTCTACAGGCAACCTAGCCTGTGAGTCATACATCAAATGGCCAACGCCCACTGTCCAGAGGTACACCGAGTCCCGATAAGGCTTCTGCCTTACCCCCTCATGGTGTTTTATATCCTCAATACAAAGGGCGCTGATGTTCATTCTTCTTCCTCGATGCTTTCTTGGATTAGTTGTTGTTTAACCAATTCCAAAGCACCAATAACTGTTGCCATGTACAAAGTTTCATCGTACTTGTGTATGACTTCAAGCAGTTCTTCTACCAAACCACCAGCCACTTTGCCTTGATTTAATATCATTTCTTGCCAAATGCTTGTGTACCAAACCAGAACGACACCACGGACGCCCAGATGATTTGAGTCTCGTTATCCCACAGTAAATCTAACGCTACATCAAACGGCACTTCCTTGTGATAGGCAAACCAAAAGCCAAAGATTTCCACAAAGGCAAACAAGATAAACATCCCATAGGTTATGGCAGGACGCACCATAGCGCGTGCGTTGATTACCCACAGACTTGCACCTTGACCGATAGCAATATCGTGGGCATACAGGGCTTGACGCTCTTGCATGGCGGTTTGATTGTTAGTCACTTCAGCGTTGATCTGCACCTGCTCAGTCTGTATATGCTCAATACGCTCTTGGGCTTCTAAGCCAGCTTTCTTCAAGGTCAGTTCACGCTCAGTCTGCATAGCCGCTAGAGCTAGTTCATGCTTCTTGTCTGCACGGTCTTGGAAGAAGTCCATCAGCTTGGGTAACCCGCCCATCAGGAAAGACAGTAGGGTTGAGAATAGTGTCATCATTTGCTTTCCTTTAGTTCACGTTTAAGTTTGCGTAGCTCTTTCATCTCTTGCTTGAGCTGGGCTTTCATATACAAGGTTTCCACATACGCCATCGAAGTAACTCCAACAATGATGCATATGGCGACCCCTATCAATATCCAGTAGACCAGCTTCGTAGTTGCCACATTAACCATCCAAAAATCATAGATATGAACATCACGGCAATTACCCCACTTATTAACTCAATGACCCGAATCTCCTCTTGCTCTTGCTTCCACCTTGCCAGCCTAGTCCTGCGTATTGTTTCTGCTCTAGCCCATTCCTGTTCCCGCTCAATCTTTTGGTGCATCTTGAGGAATCGGCTGTACAAGTCTTTCAGTTCTGGCGGGGCGTAGACCATTGCCTCTCTAGTCTGCTCCATCAACTTCTCCAGTTGCAACTCAATCAATGCCCGCTCTATGGCTTTTTGACTGGTGTTTTGCGCTGGGTCATAGTTGGTTTTGCTTGTCTCCTCTAGTTCAAGGTAATGGTTGTTAATCTGTTGTTGCGTGTCAAAGAGGACTCCGAGGTTTGCCCCAATCTCGCTGATGAGTTTGAGTTCGAGGTCTTCGTAGGACTGCTGTTGTTTGACTTTGGCTGTT